CATGATATTAATTTCCATAATACCAAAATCAGTAAGTGTTAGCTTTGAGTTTGAATTACCATCTGCATATACTGCTACGTTGTCTGCATTAGTGTCTAAGTGCTGTACGCCACCAATAAAAAAGTTAGTGTCTGAACCGCTATCAATAATTAGATTTTCTGTCTCTTCAGCTGCACCACCATAAATAAGCTTAAAGGTGGCTCCTGCTGTTGGAGATGGAAGTGTAATTGTTCTATTAGCAGTTACAGCAGGTACAACCATTGTTCTTCCACTATGTGTTGCGTTATCGAGTGTCTTGTCCTCGTCTGCTAATGCTACTGGTGCATCACCCATAGTCATAACTTCTGTGATTGTTCCAGTTGTTGCGTTTTTACTAATAGTTTTGATTGTGCTTTCAGATCTAATAGGACCTGAAAATGTTGCGTTAGCCATGTTAATCTCCTTGTCTTGGCTCTGTCGAACTTAATTGTTCGTCAAGGTAATTTAACTATACACAAAAAAAAGGGGTCTGAAAAGACCCCTTAAAAATAATATAAATATTTTTATGCGGCTCCAGGAGAACCAAAGACAGCACGAGGGTCTGAAAAACCAAAGGCATAACGCTCTCTAGCTTTATATCTCATGTTGCCTGTATCAAAGTCAGCTTCCATACTTGTACTTAATGGAATTCTTTCAAAATACTTGAAACCATTAGGTGCATCTGTCTTGATGAAGAACGCATCTGTGTCTGTTAAGAAGTGGTTAATTGTATAACCCTCTGGTAACATACCCATGTTTTTCATTGCGTTAATATCATTGTCAGATGTTCCTGGTCTTAAAGTTGACTCAAGTAATCTGTCTGCAACAAATTGTAATGCAGGTGGAATAATAAGTTTCATTCCCCTTAATGCTACAATCATATTTCTCTCATCAACAAAGTTTGAAATGTCAATAAGAGCATTTTCTAATGATGTCTCATTAAGATCTGCAGCAGTTGATGGCTCATTTCTAAATGTTCCACCACCGCCTAGAGGATGGTCTGTAGCACAAAGCTCTTTACCATCACCACCAGTGAAGCTTGAATTAAACGCATTGTTTAATGTAGCAGCGGCTTTTACTTGCTTTGTGTGTGCCATTGATCTTGCTAACGCTTTTGTGTATCTAGCTCCAAGCTGATCATACAAGTTGTCTTCCATTGCTTCTTCTGTAAGTGCAAAAGCTAAAGCAATAGTTTCCATTGTATATCTTGAAGTATACACTTCGTTTGCATTATCAAAAGATACACCAGCACCCTCTGATTTTGTTGCTGCATTACCAAATCCACTCAACATTACTTCTTCTTCAAACGCTCTGTCTGAAGATTCTGTGTCATAGATTTCTAAATGCTCTTGATCATAACGATCATATTCCATGCCAAATAAAGCGTTAAGACCTGGTTCTAACTCTTTTTGGAGTTGTGCTCTTGAAATAGCCATAATTTAATCTCCTTACGCTAATCCAGCAGACTTTTGCCCAAATATGTGATTTTGAATCACAACATAGACATTAGTCGCATCGGAGCCAACATCGCTATTCTCTGGATCTTGTGATATATCTATCGCTTTGATCGGAAGAGTAGCAGTGGTAGCACCTGTTGCTACGTCTAACTCTGCACCAGAAATACCAGTTACAGTTGAACCTGCTGTGGTATAAACAATGTCAAAGTTACCTAATAAATCTGCAACTGGAAATGCAGCATTACCTTGAATTTCGAAGATAACATTTGGGTCATCTATAACGAAAGCTTCAATGTCTGCGGCATTTGTGCTTGCAGGGTAGTAATTGGAAAAAGTTTCTTTTCCAGTTGTAGGGTCTGTATACCTACAACCATTGAACACTCCAACTATTGGAACTGATCCTCCATCAGCGTGTACTTCTACACCGCCACCAGTGACTTGGGCTACCATGTCACCTTGAAAAATACTTGTTCCGTAATTGGCAGCGATTCTATATCGGCTTTGACCACCAGTGAAAGGGGCACCCCCTACCATCTTGACTGGTCTCATGCCAAAAGCAGCATCTTGATTTGCCATTTTTAACTCCTAAGTAAGAATTTTATTAACTTTGCCTCTTGCCACCAAAAGCGACTTGAGACTTCCTTTCCTTTGATATTGGCATAGAAGGGTTTGATTCTTTCATCAAATCTCTATCAACAGCCTCCATCTGGGTACTTGTTTTATTCATGAAATATTGATTTCTTGATTCAACTATTTCATCTGGAATCCGTGCTAATAAAAGTCCTCCTTGACCAATTACTCCAGCATTTTTGCCTTCATCAATCACAGGGAAATCTGCATCTGGATAGTCCTCTGCACGTACTAATTCATATCCTTCTCTTTGTCGTTTATGGACATTAGCTCTATCATCGTAATCCATAACACGTTCTCTAATCCACCTATGTTTGTAACCAATAGGTGCTGGGGGAGCATCTAATGCTGATGGAGGTGTCCATGCTTTAAATCTTTCCTGTTTTTCACGAGTAACAGACTCTCGATTGGTTCTATCCACCATTTTAAGCTCCTTTCCTGGAATCTATTTTAGCTACCTCTTTTGCGTACTGCTCCAAAGGTATTCTCATTTTTTTAGCAAACGCAACTTGTCCAGGAGTAAGTTCTATTTGCTTTCTCCGCCCATTGTTGTTAACGGCTTTGCCATTAGCAGGTGCGACAGTCTGGGCGACTTTCCTGTCACTCTGAAACTTGTGAGGAAATTCTTTTCTTAATCTTTTGTCAATTTCTTTATAATAATCATCTGTAGAAGGATCAAAGCCATCTACAGCAACAACTTGCTCATGAATGACTTGTGCTCCTCTAGTCATAACCATATCTTGACCAAACCATGTATTTTTATCAAGCCACCCTTGTAATTTAGGGTCTAAGTCTTGTTTTTGCGGGGTCTGCCTCTCTTGGCTTGCCCTTGGTTCTGGATCTTGTTTGATTGTTGATACTTGTTCGGCTCTGATTTTTTGTATTCTAAGCCTTTCATTTTCAATAGCGAGTTTAGCCATAAGATCACTCGCCTCAGACATTTTTTCAGCATCTCCAGCATCAAAAGCCTCCTTGTAAAGTTTTTTAGCTTGAGCAGTTTGTGCTTCTATTCTACTTCCAAATTCTGAAGTGTATCCAGAATTAAGTTGTTTTAACTGCTCTTGTAACTCTTCATTTTTCTTTTTCTGTTCTTGTGCATATTTAAAGGCTGCATCTGCCTCCTCTAATGCCGCCTTTCTTTTTGCTGTTAATTGATTGATACGCTTTTGTACATTTTCTGAATATTCATCAAGCTCTTCTTCTGGTTTGTCAGAACGAACATCTGTTCGCTCTTCATTTTGTGCTTGATAATTTAAAGATTTTTGTTTTTTTTCTGAAGAATCATCTATGTCAACAATGACATTTTCTTCTTCATTTTCTAAAACTTCAATTTTTTCTTGTGTTTCGGACATCATGCTCTCCATTATACATATGAAATATCTGTGGGATCAAGTATTTTTGCTATAATATTATCATCATTTATGAGTCTTAGCTCAAGACCCTCCACTTTGAACCTATTTCCAGCATATCTACCCATAAGTACCCATTCTTTTTCAGAACAATACGCTCCATTTGGGAATTTATGTTCGTCTTTATAGGCATCTGGACCCATTTTGACTACATAAGCAACAACAGTTGCAAATGATTCTCTATCCCTTGTTGCGTCTGGTATGTAAACACCACCTTTTGTCTTTTCTCTTGGATAGTAAGGAATTACTAAAAGCCTATAACCAGTTGGTTGTGGCAATCTTTCAATGACTGATACATCTATTTTTGATGGATCATCTTCATTTTTGTTAGGTTCTTCTGACTTTCCAAAAGCTTTTGATATTGATGTTGGAGTTGGATTAATTTGTTTTTTTGCCAATAATCTGTCTGGCACATAAAGTTTTTTAGTCATCGTCTATACCTTTCATCGAGGTTCTTATTTCTTCTTCACACCAAGTCAGTCCTCGTATTTGACCTGTTATGAACCGATAGTCTTCTATTGAGTCTATCGAACCATCAGCCAAAGATTGAATTAACTCATCTCTTCTTTGACGTATGTTCTTTAAAAGGAATTGTGCTACCTTCACACCATCCATTACTGATCTTCTCTAAGTGTTGTCATACACATTGGACATTTATACTCTTTATATTTTAACTCACCCAAAAAAGGAATTTGTTCTGATTGGTCTACTTCTTTCATAACTATTTTATGTATATAACAAATTACTACTTTTTCTTCATTCATTTAGTTAGGCCTTTTTGCTTCTCGTATGTACGTAATCCACCAATTCCTAACATTCCACCCAAAACAGTTAAAAGTGTACCCATATCAAATTCTGGCAATTCTGGAAGCTCTGCTCCTGCAAAAGTAGCACCAAATATAATCAAATCTTTAAGAATAAAATGATATGCAAAAGCAATCGCACATACCCATCCAACAGCAGGTCTCCATCCACCTTTAAAAATTGAGCCACTTGCAGCTTCTGCTTTGTTTATTTCTAACTGGGCAAGTAAAGCTTCTTGAGCATGTTTTTCAGACATAGTGGCTATCTCGTGTGCGAGCTTTGCCTTTTGATCTGCGTCT